GATTTTCCAATACAACGAAGCCATCATTCTGCCTCCTTTCGCTTAGCGCGCTCGTAGGGTTCTTCCCAACCATCGACCGGGATGTCAATCAAAACACAGCTGTAACTGCCAATGAAGTTACGTGGATGAGGACAGTCTCCCCACCAACATCGATGTTCCCATTTCACTTTAAGCACAGAGTCGTATTCAATGAACTTGATCTCTTTGCAATCATGCCAGGACTCACGTGCATACTGCTCCTCCTGGTAATCTGCATCGATGCCAAGGCTTTCTGCACATGAATGAAAGTGTGCAAGCCAGTAATCGAGGAATTCTTGTTCGTATTCTTCGATGGTGGTCATTGTTCCGCCGCCTTCTTCAGTGCTGCAAGTGCTCGACGATCACGGATGATACGTGCGCAGCCATCTTTGCCCATAGTAGACACCGCTGCGTCTACAATCTGTGACATCTTGTAGCCTTCATTCTTCATGTCTTGCAGGATTCTATCCGTCTCATCGCTCACCGTTATGCTGTATTGGTTCCCCATAACACGCCCAAGCAGTTACCAATAATAATGTTATTCCTAATTGGCTCGAAAAAAAGGGGTAGGCAGAATAATATCATATGGCTTCTTGCCAAGGGATGGTGTGGTGGGTAAGACTATCCTATGGCGTGCCACCGGTAGAGAAGATTAAGTGCTGGATGTGGGGTACTTGTGTTGTCCGGGGGAACCGGTTTGGTACGTCATGCACAAAAACAACCCCCGGACACCCCTTAAGAGATGATTAGAATGGCAACGAAAAAGACTGCAGTATTTACCCTAAGCGAACGATTGAATTTGGTTGCAGATGCAACAGAGACCTTCGCAACTATCGACCTTGGTTCTTACGTGGACGTTGGTGATCGTCAAGCACTGCAGATTCACAGCGTTGAATATATCTTCCAAGGACAAACACCAATTGCATCTTTTGAAAATGCAATGGCAGGAGATTCATTCATGGCAATCCAAGTCACTGACCTCAACCGTGGTGGATTGGTTTTTGCCAATGACCGAGCACTTGTTTCTTCAGCTGCAATCTACAAGAGCACAGCATCAACCTTTGAAATCAACATGGACCAATACCCAGACAACTTTGGCAAGGGCAGCGATGACGGACGTTACGTCGTGAATGACCAACTCTACATCACCGGATTTGCTGAGAACCTTGGTGGTACTAACGAAATCAACGCAACCATTCGTGTGAACTGTTCCATTGTCACTCTAAGTGCAAAGGACTTCATGGCCATCGCAATCCAGTCAACAGCCGCCGACAACTGAGGTGGTTCTCCTGGTAAAAGTCGAAGGAACCCTTGAAGAACTCAAGGCGCTGTTTGTTGAGAGTGCAAAACAAGAAGCACGATCCACAGCAAAGAAAGCAGGAAAGAAAGCAGTCAAAAAGGCTGTCAAGACTGTTTCACGTGCACCATCAGCGTATAACAAATACATGAAGAAGGAACTCGCACGTCTGAAGAAGGCTCATCCGCGTATGACTCATCAAGCACGCTTCAAGAAAGCTGCAAAGTCTTGGAAGGGTGCAAAGAAAAAGAAGGGGGGTAAGAAGTGACCAAATTACTTTCAAAGCAATACGAAGCAATTTACGTTCAGTTCGATGATCCAACTAATACTTGGACTACCGGTGGTTTTGGTGGCGGCCAATATGAAGCTCTTTCATTGAGTTCCAACAACGTACAACTTTTAGCAAACAAAGGCTACTTTGACCTTGCGGGAATGTCTATGGAGCAAAAGACATTGTTCATCAGAAACATATCTTTGCAGATGCAAGCACCACCCGAAGGACTCAATGGCGTTGCAGGCGATGCAATTCAAATCATTACAATGCTGAGTGATGTCCCCATGAATCAAACCAACATCCAAACAGGTGCCGGATGGGCTTTAGGTGATATGTCGGCAGACAATTGTTTTCTTCGACGGACGCAGACTTGGGCTATTTCAACCGATTCAGGTTCCTTTGGAAGTTACTTTCAATTGATGAATGAAACAGTTGATGGGATGGCAGAATCAACAACGTCGGATAGAATATACTACGGCGTATTCGTTAGGTTCATTATCAAAAGAGTTGGGCCACCGGGTACAATCTCCACTATTGATCAAGTATCTATTCCTGGTATTCGCTTTGTGATCGAGGCAGATGTCAAAGAAGAACCCGACTTTGTATATCTCATGCGACAACGTAGAGCGTACGAGCTGCAACAAGAACCGGACGTTGATTGAAGTGATCGGCGACGTGTACAAACTAAAGGAGTTGCCAATCATTAAGGCAATTCGAGTTGGTGCACAACTTGGAGCATACGTTGGCAGAGAAGCAGGTGAACGCACAGCGCTCCGCATCGTGCAAAAAGGTGCAGCAACTGGTCCAGTCTTTTCCAAGGAGATGTTCGAGTATGAAATCTCTGCGATCCGAATGGGCGCACAAATCTAATTGAGGAATTAAAATGTCTGAACAAACACCAATTGAAGAAACGAAAGCACCAAGCAAGACCGAACGATTCGCACAGTGGCTTATGACACGTGAAGAGCGACGAGCAGAGAAAGAATCCAACCTCGAAGGTCTTATCCGACTCAACGTCCTTGTGTCCTTTCTCACTCTCGGTTTGGTCGGTGGGTTCGAAACTGTACAGGTTGCTATCTCACTGATCCCTTACTTGGGCTGACATAGCATACAGGTCTGAACCCAAAGGAAGTTGTATTCACAACGTACAACTTCACCAGTTGTTAGACGTTGATTGTGTTTGCAGAAGTAAGTCTGATCACAGGCTTCACACTTGACACACATCACTCTTCCTCCGTGAACTTGTATGTGTACATCTTGCGTTGGCATTTGTCACATTCACACATCTGCTTGATGTAGTAACCATCGATGCTACAATGTGTACATGGCATCATGACCCACTTGCCATCTTGTTTGATTTTCCAATACAACGAAGCCATCATTCTGCCTCCTTTCGCTTAGCGCGCTCGTAGGGTTCTTCCCAACCATCGACCGGGATGTCAATCAAAACACAGCTGTAACTGCCAATGAAGTTAC